TCATGCGTTGTTTTGAAGAAGCCCCTAAAGAACTGGGGGTTGACATTATGACCTGTGGTGATTGTAAAATAGGCAATGACTACTATGAAGTTCACTGATCAAGAAGTAGAACGGCGTAATAGAATTCGCCTTTCTGTTGCTGCTTATGCTTATGAATACAAGGACGACCCAATACTGTCCGATGAAGACTTTGACAAGCTCTCCTATAAAATTAATACTAGTGTAAAAACTGGTAATAGGAAGCTTGACAACTTCTTTAAAAAGAACTTTAATCCAGACACAGGTATGTGGATAAGGAAACATCCAGATAAGGCTGGGCTAGAGGATATCTATATTAGAGTTTATAAGAAAGATCTTGGAGAAAATAATGAAGTACATTAGGAACTATGTAGTATTTTCTATTGATGAAAATTATAAACTACAAACAACAGCAAGGTTTATGCGTTATATAGCAGAGCTATCAATAATGAATAAGCTAAAGATGGAGCCTGTACTCTGCATGGGTTCTTATGATGATGTATTAGAGTACTCTTTTGTTATGGATCGTAATGATTATAACGAGTTTATTGTTAATACAAAATGGGTCTCTAACCAAGAAAGTATTCTTGTGTTAAACCCAATCAACCCTCGTTCTAATGAACTGCAGGGCTACTTGCACTATGAGACTGGTACGGTAGTTAGAGTTGGTAAAATGTATTGTATTGAGAAAGAGGATATCTATCAGTACAATGCTTGGACTTATGCTATTGCTGAAGATAAATACTACGTTTGCAAATAGAAGCTAAAAATGACTTATAAAGGAGATAAGGCATGATTACTACATCTATTGAAGTTATTATTGAACGTGAATTCGATAAGTTCTATCGTGAAGCTCGGTATGCAGATATTGAATTTAGTCAAGAGCTTAAAGATATGCTTCTTTCTCTTGAAGACACAGTTAGTGAAAACTGTAGCTCAGACTACACAACTGAGTACGAATCAGCCTATGAAGAAGGCTATGATAGTGGCCATGACAATGGTTATGAGGTTGGTTACGAAGAGGGGGTCACTGCTGGTTATCAGGAAGGCTTTGAAGAGGGCATTGAAGAAGCGGGTAGAGACCAACCAGTAAAAGGAGAATGCACTTGTACACAGTAGAGTTTGAATCCGATGCTACTGTTATTACTAGCCTCTCTGAGGAAGACGAGCAAGAAGACATTGAAATGATTATTGGTGATGATGGTACTGTGTTTATTAGGCAGTTCCAAGAATACAAAAACGAATATGATGTAGTTGTCATGAACTACCAACAACTAATGGATCTTGTATCAGCAATAAATAGCCCAGAGGGTGCTTTCAAATTGGAGTTAATAGATGAGAACCGAAGTTTATAACGAGATGGTAATGGACTTCTTTGAAGAAGGGACTACTGATGAAGTTCTTTTTACTGGCCTTGCTAGCGAAGTAGGAGAGGTTATGTCAGAGCGTATGAAGGAAGTACGCAAATCTTTAGGGAGAACAGAGGAAATTATTGATGAACTCTCTGACGTACTTTGGTTTGTTACTGTCATTGCTAAACAACGAGGTTCAAGTCTTAAACAGTTAATGACTCATAATATCGGTAAACTAGAAAACCGTAAACTCAATGGTAAGAAAGGAAAATAATTATGCCAAATTGGTGCAACAACTCAATCGACATGACTGGCCCCTTAGAGAAAATTGAGGCTCTATATAAACACGCCTGTAGCATTAGTTTTGATGATCTGAAGTCAAGCGATAGCGGGGGCCTACTAGAGGCTATGGTTCCTCTTGGTGAGTGGGACTATGACAGAGCAGTAACAGAGTGGGGGACTAAGTGGTCGTTTGATATGGAAGGGTTAGAACTCGTTGACCACGAGGACGGTACTGCCTCTATTACAGGCTGGGCAGACAGCGCTTGGGGGCCACCTATTTCAGCCTTTGAGACTTACTGTGAGAACAATGAAGACGTAGACGCTGTACTCCATTACATGGAGGAAGGTATGTGCTTTATCGGTTGTTGGAGTAACGATCTTGGAGATGAATGTTATGAGTATAACAATGTTAGTAGCCAAGAACTCTACGACCACATCCCCGCTCACATTGCTGACTACTGGGATTTAATGGAGAAATTAGTTGAGTGGGAACAAGAAGAACTCGATGAATCTATTTAAGAAAAATTACCTGACGTTAAAGAACAACTCAAAGGAAAGTTAATGACTTTAGCTATTGTAGATGGTGACGTTTTATTATACATGAGTATATGGAATAGTGAAACACAAGAAGATGCTAGAGAAAAGTTTGATAGTATTTTTAAAGAAAACCTAGAAGCTATCTTTGCTACAGACTACGCTATGGCCCTTGGTGGCCCTAACAACTTTAGAGAAGTGCTATATGTAGACTATAAGAGGTCTTTAGCACGGGAAAAGTCAAGATCGAATAAACCAGAATGGTTTGATGATCTGAAGTCAAGCATTGCTAAAGATTACAGTGGAGTTGAATTATCCTATGGATGTGAGTCAGATGACTTGGTTAGAATCTGGGCTACAGAGTGTGATAAACATAATAAGCCTAGAGTCGTGGTCTCAATTGATAAAGACCTTGATTGTATCGCTGGTATTCATCTCAATCCTCGGTCGGGATTAATCTACGAGATTGAAGAAGACTGGGCTGATAACCACTATTGGAAACAAATACTTATGGGGGATGCTACAGATAACATCCCTGGGATAGCGGGTATCGGTAAAGTTAAAGCCGATGCTATCTTAAGTTTTGCTAAAGATCACGAAGAAAGGAAAGCTGTAGTTTGTCAAGCTTACTACAAAAAGTATGAAGAAGAGGGCTACTCGTACCTAGTTACGAATGGTCGTTTAATACATATTTGGCGCTTTATTAATGATCATTTTAAAATGAAGAAAGAGTTTTATGACAATGCTATCCACGGACGAGTTGGGCCACTGGAGTTACCCATTACGCTTTGATTCAGAACAATGGTTTGGTTTTATTTATTGTATTGAGAATACAGTAACTAAACAGTTTTACATTGGGAAGAAACAATTTCATCATGGTGGGAAAAAGAAGTCTAAAACCTATGGTAAAGAAATGTCTTGGAGAACCTATGTTGGTTCTTCAGTAGAACTTAAGCGTGATATTACAAAGTATAAAAAGGAAAACTTTAACTTTGAAATTGTAGACTTATATAAGAACAAAGGGGGCTTATACTATGCAGAAGCTTACTTACAGATGCTCTCTGACTGTATGACTGAGTACTTAGAAGATAATATAACCCCTCGTTTTTACAATAGACAAATTGCTGCTATTCGTTTTGTCCCAAGAGAGTTTCCTACCGACAAAACTAAAGCTTATATTAAAAAAATTAAAAAGAGGTGTACAGAATGAGCGTTCATCCAATTGCCCCAGCCCTCTGGATTTGTGCAATGCTAACTCTTGTTTTACAACTTGTATTGTATTTCATTGGGAGTAGCCTAATGGATCCAATTATAAGTTTAGTTGTATACTTTCTATTTATGGAAGGCAGCAAGTTTGTAGGTGAAATGACAGTAAGGGAAGATGATGGGTCGGATAACGATACGTAATCAATCCTGCGAGAAATGCGGAAGCTCAGACGCTAAGCAAATTTATGACGATGGCTCTGGCTTCTGTTTCTCTTGTAGGTCAAATTTTTTTGCCCCGAAAGAGAACCATATGCAAGAAAAATTTTCTAGTACAAACTGGAATAACAAACTAGAAGAAGTGGCTACTTACGTTAGTAGGGGGTTTAAAGAAAGAAATATCTTTAAGCAAGTAACTGAACACTATGGTGTAAAAGTTTCTTATGACTTAGACGGTAACATTGACACCCACTACTACCCCTACTACTCTGATAGAACACTTGTTGGGTACAAAGTACGAACTTTACCTAAGTCTTTTAGTTCTATTGGTACTGTACGGGGTGGTCTGTTTGGTCAACAACTCTATAGTGGAGGTAAACGGCTAGTTATTACAGAAGGTGAGTTAGACGCTATGGCAGTACAGTCTGCATGGTATTCTAAGTATAAGACCTTTTATCCCGTAGTATCCTTACGTTCAGCCTCCTCTATTAAAGACTTAATTACTGCTAGAGATTGGATTCGTAACTTTGACGAAGTAATTCTTTGGTTGGATAACGATGATGCTGGACAGGAAGCTACTAAAGAAGCTGCTCGTATTATTGGCTATGATAAGATTAAGATTGCTAAGTCTAGTGAGAAAGACGCTAGTGATCTCTGGATTAAATCACCTGACAAAGTTTTAAAAACTATCTATGACGCTATTAGTTATACTCCTGCTGGTATTCTTACTAAAGATCAGCTATGGAGTCAGCTAGAAGACTATAATAAAATTGAGTCTGTACCTTACCCGCCCTTTATGAGTGGGCTAAACGATAAACTAAAAGGAATGCGTTTTGGTGAAATTACCTTATGGACTAGTGGTACGGGGTCTGGCAAGAGTACGCTCCTTCGGGAGATTGCTGTTCACTTACTTGAAACCACAACAAGTAAAGTCGGCATTGTGTCTCTTGAAGAATCTCCTGCCGAAACTGCACGTAAAATGGCAGGAATGGCAATTAACAGAAACCCCGCAAACGAAGAAATCTCGATTGAGGATCTTAAGATCGGCTTCGATAACGTTTTTGGCGACAATCGTGTTATGGTTCTTGATCATCAAGGCTCAATCTCAGATGGATCTATCATGGATTTTCTTGAGCACATGTGCCTTAGCGGCTGCAAGTACCTCTTCGTTGATCACATTACTATCCTTGCTTCGGAAGGGGCAGAGGGTCTAACAGGTAACGAAGCTATCGATAAGATTATGAATGACCTGCTAAGGCTGGTTAAGAAACATAACGTATGGATTGGCTTAATTAGCCACCTGAGAAAGACAGACAATAAGGGTAAATCCTTTGAAGAAGGAAAACTACCTTCAA